TATTACCGCCTAAATCTCTAGCTTTATACACCGCATATTGTTCTTCTTTATAAGCATCTTTCCAATCACCGCCTCCGACAACACCTTTACTAGACATTAATTTATTATGATTATCCCAAAAATTAACTCCCTGTTGAAATTGAGTAGCTCTCTGGTCTAAAACTCCTTTATTACTAGCCCAAAATTCATTAGCTCTTTTTTCTGCTCTTTTTCTTAGTGCCACATTACCTAGTTGTACACCTAGCATAAGCCCTGTAAAGATTTTAGCTTTTTTCTTTTCTTTTTTCTTTCTATCTCTAGCTTGAGATAATAAAGATTCACCTAATTGTTCTATTGCCATATTAATCCTCTCTACCTAATAAACTTTCTGATTGTTGTGGTTTTTCTAATAAACTTGGCTGTTCTGGCACAGTAAATTTTTCTAATCTTTCTTCTATTTCTTTTGGAAATACTCCTGCTTTTGCTTTAGGAACAATTCTATCTTGTGCTATATTAATAGCTTCTTCTATCCCAGCAAGTTGCTCATCATCATCAGCTGGTTCTTCGTCTTCACCTTCATAAGTAATATAATCTTGTATGTCTGCTTTTTCTGCAAAAGCAATAATCATATACATAGTAGGCTCAACAAGTAACATTAATAAATCAGGATTCCACATTCCTTTTTGAAAACCATCTGTAAGAAGTATTTGAGCTATGTCTCCAATAGGCATTCCATTTCTTACTAAATCCATAGTTGAATGGTACGCTTCAGGTTCTGTAAGCTCCAGAAACAAAGCATCCATTGCAGGTTGTAATTCTACAAACTGAGGAGCTTGTTCCCAAGCATATGGAGTGTCAGGACTATTAGTTAAAGATGAGCCGGGAATAGGTCTACCGTTATTAGCTAAGAATTCTAAACCTTCTTGGTCAAAATCTTTAAATTGTTTTTCTACCATTACCTAGTTCCTCCTAGTCCTTTCATATAATTACTCCATTCAGTATCAAGACCGAATGAAGAGTTTGTTTGTATAGCAGCTGTATGAATTAATCCTCCATACATTCCTCCTTGACTTTGTAATTTTGCATCTTCAGCCACTAAGTCTGTTTCATTAAATACAGAACTAAAGTTATCACTAGTTCCTATCATATCTACAATATTTTGAGGGTAAACAATGTCTCCTTCTGGTGATATAGAACGTGCTATACCTTCTTTAATTCCTGCAGTTGTACTAGCAATAGTTCCTTCTACAAGCTTTCCGGGAGCGTCAAAAGCAGCTTTTTTAATACTGCCTAGTAAAGTTTCTTCTGTTGCTTTTTTTGAAATATCTCCAATGACACTGTCAGTTACTTTTCCAATTGCATCAGGAATTGTAGAAGCTAATTGTCCTTCTATAGTTTTTGTAGCTGCTACATCTGATATAGCTTTTTCAGATAAATTACTACCGAAATCAAACTCTTTCATTTCAGGAGCATTTTTTATAAAATCTGAAGCGTCAGCTTTAATGCCAAACATTTCTTTAGCTTTACCAGTAACAGTTTCTAAACCACCACTAATGGCATCAGTAACTTTAGTAAAAGCTCCTTTAACCGTACTAGCTCCTGCATGAATACCCTTCATAACTGTACCAGCAGCTTTAATAAACATATTACTACTTGCTGCCATACTTGTTGCGAGAGTTCCAAAGCCAGAGAATATAGCACCTGCAGCCCAAGGCATAATAAATCCTAAAGCAATTTGTCCAACGATACCAAGTTTTGCAAAAGGTTTCATAATCTTACCCATTACTTTTTTGATACCTTTGCCAATCTTTTTAATACCTTTACCAATTCCTTTTACTATTTTTTTTAAATTCTTAAAGGGGTTAAATCCCATATTATTCTCCTATGTTCCGCCAAATATACTGTTAATTAAAGTTCCTATTGAGTCTACATTACTCTTCCAATTTTCTGCAGAACCACCTTCGTTAGCTAAGGCTTGTGCATATAACTGAGCTTTTCTATTTTCTTCATTTTCACCAGCTTGAAAAGTATAGTTAGCTTGGTCTCGTAACTCTTGCCATAAAAATGATTGAGCTTGTGAGGTCATGTTAAAAGCGTTCTGTGCGTTTTGCATAGAAACTTGATTAGCTGCTGCAGTGTTAATAGTGTTAGACTGTCTTCTCCATGCTAAGTTAGATTGCTCAATAGCTTGTGCATTAGCTGTGTTAAATTTATTTCTTTCAAAGGCTGTTGTTTCATTAAACTGATTAATTTGATTAACCATAGAAGCATTAGCTTTTTCCAAATCAGCTTCTACTTGAAACTCTAAAGCATCTCTAGCGTTTGTTTGTGAAGCGTTAAACTGTTCTGCAGTATTTAATTGATTAGCATTAAACTGTTCAACTTGATTAGCTAGACTAGCCATGAATTGATTTGTTTGATTTTCACTAGAAGCATTAAATTGTTTTGAAGCATTATCAGCAGATTGATTAGATAATAATTGTTGTTGTTCCATCTGAGATTTAAGCATACTTGCTTGTTGCTCATTAGAAAGATTAGCCATATCCATAGATAAAAATGATTGAGCATTAGTAACTGCTAATCTAGTTCTTTGGTCAACAGTTGCTAAATCTAAAGATGCCATAGCTGTAGCATTTTGCATAGCTGCTTGTTGTTTAGCATTAAGATTAGCAAGTGTAGCAGTTTGCATAAACTTGCTATTAGCTAACACAACTTGTTGTTCATTATTAAACTTAGTCATGTCCATATTAGCAACAGTATTAGCATTAGCCATAGCTGTTTGCTGGTCAACATTAAGATTAGCTATACCCATTTGTTGAGCTAGTTCAGCATTCTTAATATTTGTTTGCATAGTCTTATTAAGATTTGCAAGTTCTGTTTGTTGAGCAGCGTTAAGATTATCTGCACCTGCTTGATTTAAAGATGACAAGTTTGCAAGTTTCATTTGCTGGTCATTAGACAAGTTAGCTAAATTCATTTGTTGTTTAAAGTCAGCGTTCTTGGCTATAAACTCTGCAGCTATATTCATCTCTGATAATTTTTCTTGATTTTCAGCAGACATGTTTTCACGTTCTGTCTGATTTAATATTTCAAGATTTGCAAGTTCTGTTTGTTGCTCATTACCTAAGTTTTGAGCATTCATTGCTTGTTCGTTCTGAGTATTAAGAACAGTAGCCTGTTGTCTGTTTCTTAAATTCTCAACTCTTATTTGTTGTTCTTGTTGTTCTGAAGTAAGTATAGCTTCTTGATTAAACTGACTTTGTAATGTCTTCATCTGTTGAGACATCTGTGCAGTCTGACTTGCAGCATCTTGACGGTTTGCCAAGTTCTGCATTCTAATTTGTTGAGTTTGAGAAGCTTGTTGCAGATTTGCTTGTTGTTGATTATTTAAGTTCTGAGCTGCTCTAGTTTGTAAAGCTTGTGCATTACTCTGAGCCATTGGCATAGCTGTTTGTATAATAGCATTAAATAAAGCATCTCTACCGACAGTAGAAACATTTAAACCTCTAGCAGCCATTCCTTGATTAACAACATCCACAGCCGGTCTAGCCCATAAAGGTATGTTACCATCTTCCATACCACCTAATAAACTTTCCATCTGTGATGATACTAAAGCTTCTACAGGTAAAGCAGCAATAGCTGCAATAACTTCAGGGTCTGTTCCACTATCTAACTGAGCTTCTACTGTTGCAGGGTCTTCTACTATAGCTGCTGTAATTTCAGTAGGTAACTCTGAAACTTCTCCGAGCATAGAAGCAGCAGCACCTTTAGCAGCTGTACCTTTTACAGGTCTACGTTTAGCAGCTGTATAACCTACTTGGTCTATTATCTGTGCAGCAGCTCCTGTAGAAGGCTCACCTGTTAAGGCTTCTCTAGTTTTAGCCTCAGCATCAGGAGTGTCTGATACTTTCTCTGGAGTTAAATCATCTACTTCAGGAACAAAAGCACCTGCTGATAATATACCGTCAACTGTTGTAGCTTTAGCAGCGTCAACAGCTTGTTTAGTAACTTGTTCAGCAATAACTGGACCTGATAATTTATTAATCTCAGTAACCTTAGCAATAGCATCATCAGATAACTCACCTATTATAGGTTCTATATTAGGAAGATTAGTAATTAATTCAGCTTTGTAAGTTTCAGCTTGTAATTGTTCTGGAGTCTTTGCAGTTGTTACATCTTCTATAGTTGCAACTTCTGGTGCAGCACTTACTTCAGCTTGTGCAGCTGTAAGAGCTTCTCTTTCTGCCATTGTTTTAGCAACACCTTCTTCACCTACTTCTACTTCTTTAGGAGCTTCAGCTTGAGGTATGCCTTCCATATTACCTTGTAGTATTTGTTCAGCTCTACCTCTAGCAGTAATTAACTCTTCATCTACTGCTTTTTGTTTGTCATCTTCTGTACCGTCTTTCTTAACCCACTGTCCATCTTTATATGTAAATTCACCGCTGTCTAAAGCCTCTCTTAAAGTCTTGTATCCTGCGTCAGACCACCAGCCTGTAGCACCGCCTTGACCAGCTCCTCCAGCACCGTTACCACCGCCTGTGTCGTTATAACCATCGCCTCGTCTTTCTCCTAAGTTTAAAACACCTTCATCAATAGCAGCTTGTACATTTGCAGCTATCTTATCTAATTCTTCTTGACTAAACTTAAAACCTAATTTGTTTGGTAAGTTTTCTATAACTTCATTACTTGCTGTTTGTTGTGCAGTTTGTGCAGCCTGTGCAAAGACTACGCTATCTCTAGGGTCTTCTTGAACTGGTGCTTTTTGAAAAGCTTGTGAAGTTTGTGCAGTCCTAGCAACATCGTTAGTTTGCACATTAACATTTTTTTCTTCTTGTGCTAGGTACTCTTGTAAAGTTAAACCTTGAGCATCTGCCATTGCTTCTTCACGACTTTTAAAAGTTTTTTGATTAGGATTAGGAGTAAACTGTCCGGCAGTTCTTGCTCTATATTGTTCTGCAGTTTCACCCTGTTGTCTTCCCACTAATGCATCTTTTAGTATATTACCACTAGAATCAACTTGTTGTAACTTTTCTTCTAATTTATCTGGTACTGCTCCTCTACGTGTACCAGTAGGTTGTCCCGGTTGTGCAGTAACTTTTTCTATAGGTTGTATAGGTTTACCCCCACCAACACCACCAATAGAAATATTTTCTATAGGTTGTTTAGTAGGAGCTTTTAAAACTGCTTTAGATATCTTAGTATCTATAGGTCCTTTAGGGTCATTTATATTCCTTGTATTCTTTGAAGGTATTCCCTGTTGTATAGGTTTTTTTGGAGCTTGAGGTATAGGCTTACTAACAGGTTTTCTTTCTATAGAAAATCTAGGATTAGGGTTTTTTTTTGGTGGTACTTTCATAATAGGTGCCTGTATAGGGACTGGTGCTGGTGTTGGTGCTGGTGTTGGTGCTGGTGTTGGTGCTGGTGTTGGTGCTGGTTTGTCTTCTTTAGGAATTCTTTTTCCTCCACCCACTCCGCCTATAGATATAAAATCGTTTCCGTTATCTTTTCTCGGAGGTAATATTGGTTTAGGCTTTGGCTTAGGTGTTGGTTTAGGTTTTGCTTTTACTACTGGTTTTTCTTTAGGTGTAGGTTCTTTTTTTGTACCTCCAAATAAAGTACCGTCCTTTTTCATCTTATCATATTCTTCTTTATTTCTAGGTTGTTTTTGAACTCTTGATAATTTATAATTATCTCTTTCGTCTTCTCTTCCTCTTCTTGCAAAACTAGGAAAGCCTCTAGCAGCTTTTAACCTAGTAGCTTTATATTTTTTTAATTTATTATTATTATCTTTATTCATAAACAAATACTATATATGTATATTTTACTTAACTTCGAAGAGTTTGTCAAGCTTTTCTCCAATTTTATCCATTCTATCCATGAGAATTCCCATGTCATCTTTGAGTTCTGTTTTGGTTACGTATTCTTTTGCAAGTTCTTCACGAGTTTTATTTAAAAGAATATCAATCCGTTTAGCTTCTTGTGTATTTTGTTTAATACTAAATAAGACTGGTGCTAACACCAAAGTTATGAATATGTTCCAAAACAGATATGGTGTTAGTTCCACCGTGTTTAACTATTATCAGTTATATAAGTTTTACCAGTAGTAATAGCTGCAACGTGTGTAGTTTTTAAATTACTTGCTGCTCCTGCTACGTCTGGAGTATCGTCATCTCCGTCAACAGGTGCATAGGCTAAGACTAGTTCTAAGTGGTCTACGTTTCTTTGTACCGTGTCATTGATTTCTGCTTGAGTCATACCTGTAACATCTTGTGTTCCGCCATTTATAGCGTTGATAAGTGTTACTGAATCTGCTCCAGCTGATAATACTTCTGTTACTGTTTGTGCCATATTATTCTCCTTTTAGAGTTTTTAACTCTTGTTTTAATTCATCTACTGTTGTAGATAGTTCTTGTACTGCCTTAATTAAAGGCATAATAAACATATTCTTTTTAATTCTTTGAGTTTCATTGTCGTTTTCATCAACATGCCAACCACCAAAAGTTGTATCTCCATGATTATCTATAGCTTCTTTAACTTCTTGTGCTATAAAACCATGATTAATATAATCTAAATTCTTTTGATTTTCTTTATTGTATTCTGAAGTCATTATTTCTGGGACTTCATTAGATGGTTTCCATTGAAATTTTACAGGTCTTAAATCATTAATAAAACTTAAACCTAATGTTGTATCTTCAATATTTCTTTTTAATCTAATATCAGAACTTCGTGACCAATCTGCATCCGCATCAAAATCGTTAGTAACAACATTACTAGCTTTACCAAAACTAAAATTATTATCTCCACCAGCATTTATATCAATACCAATACATATTTGATTTGAGCCTGTAGCACCATTAACTTCTGATTGATAACCAATCATAATGTTATTTGAGCCTTCTGTAATAGAATCACCAGCAAGTGCACCAATACATGTGTTTCCAGCACCTGTAGTGTTTGCATATAAAGAACGATAACCAACTGCGGTGTTATTATCTGCTGAGGTGTTAGCTTTTAAAGACTGCATACCAATAGCAGTATTTTGAGAACCTGTTTCATTAGTTCCTAATGTTGCTCCACTAGTACCATCAGAAGCACCAATAGCAACATTATGTGTACCTGTTGTGTTTAATTGTAAAGCCAAGTTACCAACTGCTACGTTCTCAGCACCTGTAGTGTTTGCTAATAAAGCATTAAGACCTACTGCTGTATTATTACTCGCAGTTGTATTAGCATTTAAAGCAGATGCTCCTATTGCTACATTAGCTGTACCAGTTGTGTTTTGTGATAAAGAAGAAAAACCAACTGCTGTATTATTAGCTGCTGTAGTAATTGCATCTCCTGCAAGACCACCTATGATGGTGTTTTGAACACCTGTGGTTACTGCACTACCTGCTCCATGACCAACCGCTGTATTATACATGTCAACAGCACTTGCAGGGTCTTGAGTTGCTAATGCTGAATCACCGATAGCAACACTTCGGCTACCATCTACGTTAGTTCCTAAAGCATCCATACCTAAAGCTACATTTTTACCACCGACAGTATTAGCGTCTAAGGCTAAAGCTCCCATTGCTACGTTTCTTGTACCTGTAGTGTTTGCAAGTAAAGCTGACTGACCTACTGCTGTGTTGTTAGCTGCTGTGGTGTTTGCTAATAAAGCCTGATTACCAAATGCAGTATTTGATGCACCTGTGGTGTTTGCTCCTAAAGCATTAAGTCCACCTGCAGTATTATAACTTGCAGTTGTATTAGCATCTAAGGCTCCTTTTCCAACTGCTACATTCTCACCACCTGTGGTGTTTGCGTTTAAAGCACCATAACCCATAGCAGTATTACTACCACCTGTAGTAGCAAGTTCCATTGCTTGTCCACCGACAGCAGTATTAAGAGTACCTGTTGTTAGATTTTTTAATGCTACAGTACCTACTGCTGTATTATAGGTGTCTGCATTACTAGAAGGATTAAATGTTGTTAAAGCTGCATAACCAAGAGCTACGTTTCTGTCTCCTACTGTATTAGCATCTAAAGCTGTAGAGCCTATCGCTACGTTTAAATCACCTGTAGTGTTTGCGCCTAAAGCATCTCTACCCACTGCGGTGTTGTTACTCGCTGTTGTATTTGCATCTAAAGAGCCTTCACCGACTGCTGTGTTACTTGCGCCTGTAGTATTAGCCCCTAAAGATGAATCACCTACTCCTGTGTTGAAACTTGCAGTTGTACTATTTGTTAATACAAACGCTCCAAGAGCGACATTTCGCGACCCTGTTGTGTTAGCATCTAACGAACTAGCACCTATAGCTACATTTAAATCACCTGTAGTGTTTGCTACTAAAGAAGAATAACCTAACGCTGTATTATTAACACCTGTGGCGTTGGCATATAAAGCATTATTACCAATTGCGGTGTTAAAAGTATTAGTGGCTGATGTAAAATTCTGTAAGGTTAATGCCCCGTAACCTACTGCTACCGAATGACTACCTTGAGTATCTGCACCTAAAGCAGTATGACCTATTGCTGTATTAAACTGTCCTACAGTAAGAGCGTCAGCAGCTAGTGAGCCAACTGCTGTGTTAGCAGCACCTGTAGTGTTTTCTGTAAGAGCATCATGTCCTATTGCTGTATTATTTGAAGCTGTTGTATTTGCATCAAGAGCATTATGTCCCATAGCAACATTATCAGTACCCGTTGTATTAGCAAACATTGCTCTTCTACCAACAGCAACATTATTACTTGCAGTTGTATTTGCTTGTAATGCATCTTCTCCAATAGCAGTATTAGAATCTCCTGTAGTATTTAATCCTAAAGAATCATGTCCTAGAGCAACATTATTAGAACCTGTAGTAATCGCATCACCTGCAAGACCACCTATGAGGGTGTTGAGTGTGCCTGTGGTTACTGCGGCACCTGAAAAAGTACCTACTGCTGTGTTGTAGGAAGTGGTAGCTGAAGTAAAGTTTTGAGCATTTAACGCATCAGTACCAATAGCAACTGAACCAGAGCCTAAAGTATCAGTTGTTAAGGCTCCATAACCAACGGCTACGTTGTAATCAGCATCCGTTAAAGCATCTCCTGTCAAACCACCGATAAGAGTGTTTCTAATGCCTGTGGTTATATCATTACCTGCTTCATGTCCTACTGCTACATTGTAATAAGCACCATTTGAAGTTTGTAACGCACCAGCACCAATTGCTATGTTTAAGTAGCCGCTTGTTTCTGTGGTAAGTGCTTGGTATCCTATAGCTACGTTTTTATCCGCAGTAGTCAAAGCAGTACCTGCTTCATCGCCCACGACAGTATTATAATTACCACCACTTGTAATGGAGTTACCTGCGTTGACACCTGCTCTAAAGTTGCTTGTTCCTGCTGAAGCAGTAATAATATCTGCACCATCTGCAAAGGTTACGTCTGCTGCAAAATTAGCTGCACCATCTATATCTACTACGTCTAGGTTAGTTGTGCCGTCTACGTCTATATCGCCTGAGATGTCTAGTGTAGCTGCATCTAGCTCACCAGTAATTGTTAAGTTTCTTATGCCTGTATAATCTTTGTTAGAGTCTAGTATAACTGCTTTAGAAGCTACTGCTGTACCGACAGCTGTAGAGCCTATGTCAAGAGCATTAAGTTCTCCGACTACTGCAGTAATACCATCTAAGGCATTTAGTTCAGCAGCTGTAGATGTTACACCGTCTAATATGTTTAATTCAGCTGTAGTAGCTGTTACACCATCAATAAGATTTAATTCTGTTGCAGTTGCTGTAACACCATCAAGGATGTTTAACTCTTCAGGTGTAGAAGTAATTTGTGTATTACTTGCTGCAGCTAATAAAGGAACTGTACCAGATACGTTAGGTAAAGTAATTGTTCTATCAGCTGTAGCATCTACAACAGTAAGTGTAGTTTCATGTGCATCAGCTGTAGCACCTTCAAATACAACAGCATTGTTAGCACTCATAGTAACTGAGTCTACAGTACTAAGTGTACCACTAACAGAAATATTAGTAGCAGAAAGAGTTCCTGTACTTGGGTTGTATTTTAAATCACCATCAGACTCTAAGCCTAAGTTACCACCGTCTAAGTCTCCACCGGCTGTAAAGATAATTGCGTTGTTTTCGTTTGTGTTTTCGTTATCTGTAATAGTAACTGTTGTAGCTACTGTAGCAGTGTTTACTGTAGTTCCAGCAATAACACTTGCCAAAGCTGTACCATTTACAGTAATTGCATCGGCTTCTAAAGTTCCATCAATGTCTGCATTACCTGATATGTCTAAGGTTGCAGCGTCTAACTCACCACTAATAGTAATGTTTCTACCACCAGTAATGTCTATGTTAGCATCTGTAACAATTGCTTTACTTGCTATAACTGTTCCGTTAGTTATACCGTCTATTAAATTTATGTCTGCTGCACTAGCTGTAACGCCATCTAAGATGTTTAGTTCTGCAGTTGTACTAGTTACTCCATCTATAAGATTTAGTTCTGTAGCTGTAGCTGTAACGCCATCTAGGATATTAAGTTCTGCAGCTGTTGAAGTAACACCATCAAGGATGTTAAGTTCTGCTGCTGTACTTGTAACTGTTGTTCCGTTTAAAGATAGTGCATCTGTTTCAAGTGTACCGTCTATGTCTACGTTTCCTGATATATCTAAACTTGCTGCTGTTATTTCACCACCAACTGCAAGAGTTGTAGCCATATCTACAGCACCGTCAATGTCCACGACATCAAGGTTAGTAGTACCATCAACATCTAAGTCACCGTTAAAGTCTACGTTACCTGCTACAGCAAGTGTAGTAGCCATGTCAACAGCTCCATCTATATCAACAACATCTAAGTTAGTTGTACCATCAACATCAATGTCTCCAGAGATGTCTAAGCTTGTACCTGTTAGTACGCCTGTAACACCTAGAGTTCCTGCGATAGTAGCATTTACATCTACATCTAAAGTATCTATATGTGCTGTACCGTCTATGTATAAGTCTCTCCACTCTTGTGTAGAGCTACCAAGGTCATATGCACCGTCATCGTCTGGTATAATGTTAGAGTCTACGTCAGCTCCAAAGACAACATTGTCAGCTGCTGAGTCACCTAAAGTAAGTGTACCACCGTTAAAAGTTGTAGTACCTGTTACAGTTAGATTACCACCTATACCTAAGTTACCAGAGATATCTGCGTTACCGTTTATGTCTATTGTAGTTGCAGCTATCTGGACTTCTGTATCGGCTACTATATCAAGCTGTCCGTCAGCACTAGAATAAATATATAATCCTGTATCTCTAAACTGTACCTTTTCTGTAGAGTCTATTAATAAGTCATCTGAGAATTTAAAGTAATCCTCATCTTCCATCCATGTTAAAACACCATCGTTTGTTGTGGCGTTAAATGTTATAGCAACATCTATATTGGCATTTGTACCAAATACTAAAGCATTACTAAATAAATTAGAAATTGGTCCACCATCACCAGCTGTAGAGCCGTCATGGGTATGTCCTGAACTTGCGTTAAACGCATTAACTAATTGGTTAAATTCATTATTGAATAAAGCCGATGTGATTGTATCTCCGTCACTGAATGAACTCTGTCTTACATAAGTAGCCATTTATAAATATCTCCTAGTTTCTTCCTGATGGTCTATAATTTACGTATAGTCCGTTAATTGAATATGGTGCTTTAGTGTCGTTACTAAAGACTTTAAAAAAATTACTGTGTCCACTACCTGTCAAATTCTGTTGTACTAAAGGCTGTTCGGTTGCTCCAAACTTTTCAGTTCCAAAAATAGCTGTTCCAAAAATAGCAGGTTGTGGTATCTCGTTTAAAACTATGTCAGCAGGTTGTGGTGTATCTAAACTGTCATAGTTAAATCTAACTCTAAGTGATGGTTGACAATCTCCTTCCGGAGTAAAGGCAAGTTTAACATAGTCTAAAGTTTTTAAAGTTCCTAAGTCACCATAATCGTAATCAGGTGATTGATATTCTGCTTCAATATTTGTACCGTTAAAACTGTTACCTGTGTTATGGTTATAAATTTTACCGTCTCTATCACCATGAAATACTTTTTCTACTCCTAAACTATTGAATCCTGATGTAATAGCAGGTGCTTGTATTCCTAATATTTCAGACCATTCAAATCCGTTAGCTCTTAGTGTCCCTATAATACCTTTTCCAGTAAACTGACTACTTGAGGTAGTACTATAAAACATTCTGTATTGTGATTTATTTCTTAGTACAACACTGCTAAATTGTAATGAATCAGAAGCATTAGCAATCTCATTTATTATTGGCTGTATAGCTTGACTAATTGTACCTAACTCAACGTCACCAATTCTTGATGTACCAGCAACTGTTCTAAATCCATCGGGTGCTAAGAATATAAGGTCACCAGCAATCTCTTGGATTGTTTGACCGTCTAAGCAACCTACGTTTTTAGTAACAGGTACAACTGCAATAGTACTAGCGTTGTTTATGTTCTGTAGTTTAAATATTGAGTTACGACAAAATATAAATAGTTCATTACGAAAACTTTTTAATCCGACTACTTTATCTTCTAAAGTAATACTACCTGCACCAGAACCACTAAAGCTATCTATGTCATTAGTACTACTATAATAAATTGTGTTAGGTGTACTAGGGTCTCCAGCTACTACTAAATGCTGGTCATGTATTGTACAAAACTTAGCTGTAGTATCACCACTAATAGTTATCTGACTTGTAAAGAAAGTTCTAGCAGTTACGTCTGCACTTGACCCAGTCATTTTAAATAAGAAAGGTTTATTATTACCACTCTTATCTGTTATAACTACTTCACCATATTCAGACGGACCTTCAAAAATAGCAAACTCACATTGGTCTACACCTGTTAAAGATAATTCTCCTCTACCAGTAAAGGCAGAATAGTTATCTCCGCCTGATGCAACGCTTTCTTTATTTAATTGTAACCAAGTACTTTCTCCGTCTTGACTAAAGAATACATCGTTTCCTGCTACAGCTATTAAACCATCTGCATAAACTACTAAACCTTCTATGTCTTCTGAAGAATTAGGTAACGTATCTCCAAACAAAGTAAATCCATTTATTCTTCTATAAGTACCTTCGTCAGATACTTCAAAGTTTCTTAACTTAGTAGCAACTCCGGGTGTCTTAAGCAACGCTGAAGAGTTAGTAGACTTAACAAGTCCACCGACTAAAGCTACTGAAAATGGTTGACTTGCTGCCATCTAGAAATAAGTCCTGTCGTCTGTCATGTATTTAGGAGTAGGATTAATTAAATTAGATTTCATAGTCTTCATATTCTTTTTATACTCATCAAGTGCAAAAGCTGCTTGTTGAATATTTTCTTTAAATTGGTGCACGTAATATCTTGTTCGTGCTGTTATAACATTGCTATACTGTTCTGGCATAACAATAGAATCATCATAAGCTGATAAGGCTACAGGTTTTGCAAAAGCATAAAAATGTACGTTATAAACTTTATCAGGGATAGGACTTAATCCAAACTTTCTGTGGTCTGGACTTTTAATAACATATGCAGGTTCTCCGTGAGAAGCATCTGAACCTTCTGCGTCATCTGCATTTTCACTATCTCTATAATATCTTTTCCAGTCTGCTAGTGTTAAAAATTTTAAACCTCTAGAAACAAAAGGAGTAGTTTCTCCACTCACGTTTATTGTTGTTAAATAGAAATCATCCCAGTCTACTGATGAATAATCAGTTGTTATACTAGAGCTATCTGCTTTAAGCGTATACCATCTAGTTCCTGCCACCGATGCGACAGTTACATTCCCGTAAAAAGGGTCTGTGCCTCCACTAGCTCCTGCTGAGAAAAAAGGTAGCTGTGGTTCTTCGTTAGCTATATCAAATATAGATTTATTAATTGAATCTTTTATAAATGCTTGTATACCTGTAGCAGCACTAAAATTACCAGAAGTTAAAACAACTTCGTTTAGTTCTCTTAATACTTCATTTGTTAAATCTAAATATGTTGTAGCCATTATTATTTACCTTTAGCTTTTAGTTTTGCTTTTTTACCTAGTTCGTTCAAGTGGAAAAGTTTTACACTTGTTTTAGTGTGTGA